GCGGGGTGCGACCAAAGGGATGTTAGGAAATAGGCAGGGGACGAGGAAACCTAACAACGGGCTAACAATGCGGAATCCAGTAACCATGCGGGTTTGCGGAGGCTTTGTTAGAATGTTATAATGTTATGAGAGAAAAAGAGAGAGGGGGGGTTTTTTGTTTTGCACTGGTGCGTGGAACTGCACTTGCGGAGAGCCTCGTTTTTCCGTTCATTCTCCAAAATCACGCTAACATTATAACATTTGACGAAAGTTGTTTTGAATCAACGACTTACGCAATGTTCACTTCTAACATTACGCGCTAACAAAACCAACAAACCTAACATTGTTAGCCCCATGTCCATCCACCTCTCTGGTCACTATCATGGTCGCCTTGGTGATACGCGAGAAATCCTAACTTTACCCCGACCATCTCGTCCCACCGCTCTGGTCACTATCATTGTCCCTAAACCAAAAGACGCTAGGGGAAACACAAAAGGCCAGCCGACCTAACAATGTTAGGGCTTGCGCACTAGGTGAAGCGGAAACACAAAAGCCCGCACGGCGTGAAAACCGGACGGGCAAAAGAAAACCCCGCACAAGGCGGGGCTGGGTCAGGGGGTGAGGCGGGTCAGTACGGGTAAGAGGCGATCAGGGAAACGATCAGGGTGAAAAGGTACAGCCACAAAATACTGATTCGGCGCATGTGATTCTCCAGTAGACCTAACAATGTTAGGCGGGGGTTTCCCCCCGCCCTCCCATTACTTCACCATGCTCAGGTCAACACCCAAGGCCATCAGCGCGGAGGCGATAAACTTTTGCGCCTCGGTCACTTTCGCAGGGAGGGATTCCTGCTTCGCGTTGAATTTGTAGAGGGCAATCAATTCCTCCACGTTACGGGTCACGGGGTCACGCAGAGTGTTACCCGCGCCCTCGCTCTCACCCGCGCCCTCGGCGGTCTCACCCTCGGCGGGTTTGCCGTGGCGCTCTTCGCGCCCATACTTGCGGATACGTGCCCATACAGTAGAAGGGTTAGAGTGTTTTGCCGCCTTCAATTCTACGTAGAGGGCTTTTTTCTCGCCGTGTACGGGTTTCGCCGTTTCGCTCGAATCGTTCGCTTCGATGTCGAACCAATCGAACCCCACAAACAGGGCATTGAGGGCAATCGCATAATCGCGCTCCGCACCATAGGCGCGGACAACCGCATCAGCCACGCCCTTGCGCAGGGTTTCGAGAGAGACTGCGTTACCATTGACAATTACGTTTTCCATATGAATCTCCAATCTAACAATGTTAGGTCTTACTAGGTGACCTATTAACCTATGCAACCGGTTTTCGTTTGCATGGTGCTATTATATCAAAACGTGGTACGAAAAGCCAGTTCCTTGGAAACAATAATAGCCACCCCTAACAATGTTAGGCAGGGCGCGACCCCACGCCACCCCGACCCCCCAAACCACAGAACGAGGAGGTGTGGTCCCCCTATACTTACTAATCCACACATTGGATCGCAGCCCCCGACGTTTCCACATCTAACTTCGTACCACGTTATTAGTCTCGTGTTGTAACTTGGCTAATCTCTGTATGGGTCTCGCCGCCACTCCGTACCTGTGTTTCACAAAGATGTTTCACAGTGATTAAGGGGGTACCCCCTATTAAAATAGGTGTAAGTAGCAACAATACTTATTGCCGAAACACCCCCCTTCATTTTTCTTTACCTCCCCTACCCCCGGGGGGTATTATTTTTTGGGGGGAGAACTTCAGAATTCCTGTAACGTGGGGTTCGGTTGTTGCACACACTCCCCCACTTCTTTGCAGCAACGCCCGTCTCCTTCCGGGCTTGGGGTGTGAACTCAACTCACACCCCTTTTTTATTTATGTATTGACACTGCTGCTACGTTACTGTGTATACTGCGTGCAACTGGAGCCACAAACAGTTCCTTACATGCCTGTAGTTAACATAGAACCCACTGACCAACATCCTGTGCCTTTTGACACGGCGGATGAAGTCGTCTCTACTTTTGCTGAAGAAGTAGCGGTTGCAGGCAATACGGCAGAACTTCAAGTCGCCTTGGGCGCATCCCTCGAAGTAGACGAAGCCACAGCGGACAAAGAGAAAAATCTGATCGAGCAAGCGATCAAGAACCGCAAGGCTAAAAACCTAACAAACCCCAATACAGCGTTCGCGGCGGCAGCATTCCTGCGGACCTACGGTCAACAAATCGCCTTGGATGTAGCCCAAGCGCGGTCAGCCATCACGCATAAACTCATGGAGATTGCCAACTGCGGCGACCCCAGATACGAGTTGAAAGCCCTAGAACTACTGGGCAAGCACAGTGATATTGGCCTGTTCACTGAACGCAGTGAGATTACGATCAACTACAAGAACCCCGAAGACTTGGAGAGCGCCATTAAGGAGCGCGTCAAGCGCCTGCTTAATGCAGAGGTCATTGACATTACTCCTATTGGAGCAGACCTAGATGAACAACTGGGGATAGCCGGACAGGAAGAGGACGATGAGTTGCCTCCATTGGCTAGTGAGTTGAACGACGAGGGTGAAACCGAGGACGAAACGACAAATGACGACAGCCCAGCAAGCCCTCAGTAACGTCTCCCTCAAGGACATTCCTAACATCCTGCCGCTACTGTCGTTGCCGGAGCAGGAGAAACTACTCGCGGAGTTGGAGAAACTCCAAGAACTCAAGATGCGCAAACTGGCGCAGACTAAGTTTCTGGCCTTCGTTAAAGAGGTCTGGCCTACATTCATCAGTGGTAAACACCACGCCAAGATGGCAGCAGCCTTCGAGCGAGTAGCCGAGGGCAAGTGCAAGAGGCTCATTATCAACATGCCTCCCCGGCATACTAAGTCCGAGTTCGCCTCATACCTGCTTCCGGCATGGTTCCTCGGCAAATTTCCACACAAGAAGGTCATCCAGACCTCCCACACGGCAGAACTGGCTGTGGGCTTCGGACGTAAAGTTAGAAACTTGGTGGACCAAGAGGTGTATGCAAAGATTTTTCCGGGAGTTGGGCTACAGGCCGACTCAAAAGCGGCTGGACGTTGGGCGACAAACAAGCAAGGTGACTACTTCGCTATCGGTGTGGGCGGTGCGGTGACCGGTAAAGGTGCTGACCTGCTCATCATCGACGACCCACACAGTGAACAAGAGGCCGCGCTGGCGGAAACTAACCCCGAGATATACGACAAGACCTACGAGTGGTACACATCAGGCCCTCGGCAGCGTCTGCAACCGGGTGGAGCCATCGTGATCGTGATGACGCGGTGGTCAAAGAAGGACTTGACGGGCCAAGTTATCAAGGCAGAGGCCCAACGGGGCGGCGAAGAGTGGGAAGTCATCGACTTTCCGGCTATTTTGCCCTCTGGGAACCCCCTGTGGCCTGAGTTTTGGTCACTTATTGAGTTGCAAGCCCTCCAGAAAGAACTCCCAAACAGCAAGTGGATGGCGCAGTACATGCAGCAGCCCACTTCGGAGACCTCCGCTATCGTCAAACGGGACTGGTGGCAAGAATGGGATCGGGATGACCCACCGTTCTGTGACTTTACCCTGATGTCATGGGATACGGCCTTCGAGAAGTCCAACCGTGCTGACTATTCAGCCTGTACGACGTGGGGTGTGTTCTACCAAGAGAACCCCGATACGGGCAAAACAGATACAAACATCATCCTCCTAAATGCCTTCCGAGACCGGATGGAGTTTCCAGAACTCAAACGAGTGGCTATCGAGCACTACAAAGAGTGGCAACCCGACTCCGTGATAATCGAGAAAAGAGCATCGGGGGCACCCTTGATATACGAGTTGCGAGCGATGGGCATACCAGTCCAAGAGTTCACTCCAGTCAAAGGTAACGATAAGATTTCGAGATTGAATGCGGTGTCTGACTTATTCGCCTCTGGGCGGGTATGGGCACCCAACACCCATTGGGCAGAAGAGGTCATTGATGAGGTTGCCAGTTTCCCCTCCGGCGAGCATGATGACTATGTTGACTCGGTATCTCTTGCGTTAATGAGATTCCGTAAAGGCGGCTATATCCGTACCTCACTCGATGAGGAAGATGAGCCGATAATGTTCAGACGCAAGTTTGAGGGGTATTACTAAAAGGACACATCATGGCAATAGATAAAGCACTAGCACAAGCCCCGATGGGGTTAACCGATCTGTTAGAAGGCCAAGAGCCTGATATTGAGATTGAGATTGAAGACCCAGAGGAAGTAAAAATTCGTGCTGGTGGTCTTGAAATTGAGATCGAACCGGCTGAAAAAGAGGACGATGACTTCGGTGCCAACCTTGCGGAAGAAATGGACGACAAGGTCTTGGCGGAACTCGCGGGTAATCTGCTAGGCGACTTTGATGAGGACATATCGTCACGTAAAGACTGGATGCAGACTTATACCGACGGTCTTGAGTTGCTAGGTATGAAGATCGAAGATCGTACCGAGCCTTGGCCCGGAGCATGCGGTGTGTATCACCCGCTACTGTCTGAAGCACTGGTAAAGTTCCAAGCCGAGACCATGATGGAGACATTCCCAGCCAGTGGGCCGGTACGCACGCAGATTATTGGTAAAGAGACTGCCGAGAAGCGCGAAGCCGCTATTCGTGTCAAAGATGACATGAACTACGAGTTGACCGAGGTAATGGTCGAGTATCGCCCTGAGCATGAGCGCATGCTGTGGGGTTTGGGTCTGGCTGGTAATGCCTTCAAGAAGGTGTACTTCGATCCGTCACTGAATCGTCAGACGGCAGTGTTCGTTCCCGCAGAAGATATTGTGGTGCCCTACGGCGCGTCAAACATCGAGACTGCCGAGCGTGTAACTCACGTTATGCGTAAGACTCCTAACGAGTTGCGCAAACTTCAAGTAGCGGGCTTCTACCTTGATGTTGAGTTGGGCGAGCCACAAGATACCTTCGATGAAGTAGAGAAGAAGATTGCTGAGAAGATGGGTTTCCGTGCTTCTCAGGATGACCGCTACAAACTATTAGAAATGCACGTAGACCTCGACCTTGAAGGTTACGAGGACAAAGATGAGGATGGTGAGTCAACAGGCATCGCTCTACCTTACGTGGTGACCATCGAGAAGTCCACACAGACTATTCTTGCTATCCGCCGCAACTGGAACCCCGACGATGAGACTAAACAGAAGCGGAACCACTTTATCCACTACCCATACATTCCGGGTTTTGGCTTCTATGCTTTTGGCCTTATTCATCTTATCGGCGCTTTTGCTAAGTCTGGTACTAGCATTATTCGTCAGTTGGTGGATGCTGGTACTCTCTCCAACCTACCGGGTGGCTTCAAGACGAAGGGGCTACGGGTTAAGGGCGATGACACGCCGATTGCCCCCGCAGAGTTCCGTGACGTTGACGTAACCAGCGGTACGATCAAGGACAACATCATGACGCTCCCCTACAAGGAGCCGTCTCAAGTTCTGTACTCGTTGCTCGGTACCATCGTTGAAGAAGGACGCCGCTTTGCAGCAGCCGCTGATCTCAAGGTCAGTGACATGTCTGCTCAGGCTCCAGTAGGTACAACGCTGGCGATTCTTGAGCGCACGCTAAAAGTGATGTCTGCTGTTCAGGCTCGCATTCACTATGCGATGAAGCAAGAGTTCCGCTTGCTCAAGAACATCATCCGTGACTACACCCCCGAGGACTACGACTACGAGCCGTACGATGCGACGCCGCATGCCAAGCGTAGCGACTACGACATGGTGGAGGTCATTCCGGTATCGGACCCCAACGCTGCAACTATGTCGCAGAAGGTGGTTCAGTACCAAGCCGTGATGCAACTGGCGCAGACTGCGCCTCAACTGTATGACTTGCCCTACCTGCATCGTCAGATGCTGGAGGTGCTGGGCATCAAGAACGCTGCGAAATTGGTGCCGATGGAGGACGACTTCAAGCCGCGTGATCCTGTCTCTGAAAACATGGACATGATTAACGGCAAGCCGGTCAAAGCCTTCATCTACCAAGACCATGAGGCACACATCACCGTGCACATGGCTGCGGCGCAAGACCCCAAGATTGCGCAGTTGATCGGTCAAAGCCCGAACGCTCGCAATATCCAAGCAGCACTGGCTGCACACATCCAAGAACACCTTGCCTTCGAGTATCGCAAACAGATCGAAGAGGCTGCTGGTGTGCCTTACCCCGCTCCGGACTCCGAGATGTCGGAAGACACCGAAGTGCAAATATCTCGTCTGGCTGCTGCCGCTGCCCAGCAAGTTCTCCAAAAGAACAAAGCCTCGGTTGCGCAGGAACAGGCGATGCAAGCCGCACAAGACCCTATTGTGCAAATGCAGCAAGCCGAACTTCAGATCAAGCAACAAGAAGCCGAGATCAAGAAGCAAAAACTTGTCATCGACGCCGCCGCCAAAAAGGATCAACTGGCTGTCGAACGAGAGCGTATTGCTGCACAGAAAGAAATCGCAGGTGCCCAGATTGGCGCAAAGGTTGGTATCGACAAAGCCAAACAACAAGCCGAGGGTATGCGCATAGGTATGGAACTCGCCCGCGAGGCGAAACAAGATTTGCAACCACCGAAGAAGGAGAATGAATGAGTGATGACCTTCTAACGTATCTCTCAAAAAAGATACGTGATGAGCAAAAACTCATCGAAGAAGATTTGGTAATAGGTAAAGCCAAGGACTACGGCGCGTATCAACATGCGTGCGGTGTGTACCGTGGCCTGCTAATTGCCAACAATATGCTGCTTGAAACCAAAGAAAGGATGGAGAACTCAGATGACTGAAATTTTAATTGGGCAGGACGCAACTGACCCAAACAACACAACCGTGCTGCCCCAAACGGCAGAAGAGAAGGCCAAGCAACTGCCGCAACCTTCCGGCTATCGCATTCTCTGCGCAATTCCAGAGATTGAGAACACGTATGAAAGCGGGATTGTCAAAGCCGACATTACGCTACAGCACGAAGAACTTCTGACTACGGTGTTATTCGTAGTGAAGTTGGGTCCAGATTGCTTTAAGGACGAAAAACGTTTTCCAAGTGGCCCTTGGTGCAAGGAGGGGGACTTTATTTTGGTCCGCCCCCATGCAGGCACAAGGCTAAAAATTCACGGACAAGAGTTCCGCATCATCAACGACGACAGTGTTGAGGGGGTTGTTCAAGACCCTCGCGGCATTTCGCGCAAATAAGGAGTGACACATGCCTCTACCTAAACCCCCAGAAGCAAAGGACGATTTCGAGTTTGAAATCGAAGGTCAAGAACAGGCCAAACCACCTGTCGAAACTAAGGGTAAACCCGCACAACAGGAACCCGAAGTCGAGATTGTTGACGATACGCCTGAAGAGGATCGTGACCCAGTAACGGGTCGCGTCCGTGAGCCACTCCCGAAAGAAATCGTTGATGAACTAGAGCAAGACGAACTTGAGGACTACTCGGAAAAGGTAAAGATTCGTCTCAAGCAGATGAAGAAAGTCTGGCATGACGAGCGTCGTGCTAAAGAGGCGGCTCTACGCGAGCAGCAAGAAGCAATAACTCTTGCCCAGCGTATTGTCGAAGAGAATAAACGCCTCAAGACTCAACTCACTGCTGGCGAACAGTCCTATATCGACACGGTTAAAAACGCTGTCGAACTTGAGTTGGAAATGGCGAAGCGAGCCTATAAAGAGGCTTACGACTCCGGGGATGCTGACCAGATCATGGCAGCGCAGGAAAAATTTAATACTGCGTCTTTCAAGATGCAGCAAGTAAATAATTACCGACCCCCTTTACAAACTCAAGAAATTGAGGTAAATACTGTACCTGAGAAGGTGCAAGTTCCGACTCCAGATTCCAAGACCCTTGCGTGGCAAGAGCGCAATCCTTGGTGGGGGACGGACCCAGAGATGACTGCTTTGGCCCTTGGCTTCCATCAAAAACTGGAACGCGAAGAAGGTAAACAGTATGTCGGCACCGATGATTACTGGCGTCGTATTGACAGTACAATGCGGCGTCGATTCCCTGAGTACTTCGGTACTTCAGAGAGTGAAGCACAAACGACTAACGGGGGCGGCAAGCCCGTTACGCGCACAGAAAGTAAGCCCGCCACAGTGGTTGCTCCGGCATCCCGAAGCACGTCTTCCAAGCGGATTGTGCTGAAACAATCGCAAATAAACCTTGCGAAAAAATTGGGATTAACCCCCGAGCAGTATGCCCGGGAATATGCAAAAACTTTGGAGAACTAAAATGGCTGAAAACAGACTTGCACGCGAATTAGACACCCGTAGTACGGCGGAGCGCCCAAAGCAGTGGATGCGCCCCGAAACCCTGCCGCAACCAGATAAGCAGCCGGGTTATGCGTACCGATGGGTGAGGGTTTCTATGCTCGATAAGGCTGATGCCCGCAACATCTCGTCAAAACTACGAGAAGGTTGGGAGCCTGTCCGAATTGAGGAGCAACCCAAATTTTCACTGCTAGTCGATCCCAATAGTCGTTTTAAAGACAATATTGAGGTCGCCGGGTTGTTGCTTTGCAAGATGCCTGCTGAATTTGTTGACCAACGCAGTAACTACTACGCTAAGATCACCAAAGACAACATGGACGCTGTAGACAACAACTTTATGAGAGAGAATGACCCGAGGATGCCTCTTTTCGCTGAAAAGAAGTCCAAAACGTCATTCGGTTCTGGCAAATAACTTTTTGTGAGGTAACAAAATGGCTTATCCTACCGTCTCGAAGCCCTACGGGCTTCTACCGATCAATTTGATCGGCGGTCAGGTGTTCGCTGGTGCTACTCGTCAGATTCCCATCGCTTCCTCCTACAACACGAACATCTTCTACGGTGATCCTGTTAAGTTGGTAAGCAGTGGTACTCTGGAGCGTGACACCCCCGACGCCGCAATGACCCCTGTTGGTGTGTTCCTTGGCTGCTCTTATACCGATCCTACGTTCGGTAAAGTGTTCCGTCAGTACTATCCGCAAAACACAGTTGCAAACGACATCGTGGCTTTTGTCCAAGATGACCCGGATGCGCTGTTTAAGGCTGCGATTGTGTCTGGCACCACTGTAATTGCTGCTGTGGCCCGCACTTTCGTTGGCAATAACGTTGAAATGGTTGACAACACTGGCAGTACCACCACTGGTGATTCTGCTGCTGGCGTCTCCGCTCCTGCGACTACTGCCACTCTGCCGCTCCGCATCGTTGATGTGGTTCCTGATACTGCGATTGTGACGACTGCTACTGCTACTACTACCAACAGTAGCACCGCAGTAACTCTGTCTGCTACTAACGCTGACATCCTGAAATATATGGAAATTTCTGGTACTGGCATTGCTGCTGGCACTACGGTTTCCGCCATTTCGGGCACTTCGTTGACCCTGTCTGCCAACGCTACCGCTTCTGGTACTGTGACGCTGACTTTTGTGGGTTATCCTGAAGTGATTTGCAAGTGGAACGCTCCTAGCGTCACTGGTCAAACTGTTGCGGGTGGACATCAGTATCTCAACCCGAACGGCGTATAAGGAGTGACAAATGGCTATTTCACGCGCACAACTACTTAAAGAACTCCTCCCCGGCTTGAACGCCCTATTTGGCATGGAATATGCCACCTATGGCGAAGAGCACAAGGAGATTTACGAAACCGAGACCTCCGAACGTTCGTTTGAAGAGGAAACCAAACTGTCTGGCTTCTCCGCCGCTCCGGTGAAGAACGAAGGCAGTGCGATTGCCTACGATAACGCGCAGGAAGTCTTCACGGCTCGCTACACCCACGAAACCATTGCTCTTGGCTTCAGCCTGACTGAAGAGGCGATTGAGGACAACCTCTACGACTCTCTGTCTAGCCGATACACCAAGGCTCTGGCTCGTGCGATGGCGTACACCAAGCAGACCAAGGCTGCTGCCAACCTGAACAACGGCTTCAACTCTGCCTATCCGGGCGGTGATGGTCAGCCTCTGTTCTCGACGGCTCACCCGCTGGTTTCTGGTGGCACCAACAGCAACACGCCTACCACCCCTGCCGACCTGAACGAGACTTCTCTTGAAGCCGCCGTTATTCAGATCGCTGCATGGACGGATGAACGTGGTCTGTTGATCGCTGCGAAGCCTCGTAAACTGATCGTTCCTCCTTCGCTGCAATTCGTTGCTACCCGTATTCTGGAGACTGAACTCCGTACGTCTACGGCTGACAATGACATCAACGCGTTGAAGAACAACGGTTCGATCCCCGAGGGTTATACCGTCAACCACTATTTGACGGATAACGACGCTTGGTTCCTGACCACCGATGTGCCTAACGGTATGAAGCATTTCATTCGTACCCCAATGGCTAATTCGATGGACGGCGACTTCGATACTGGTAACGTCCGTTACAAGGCTCGTGAGCGTTATTCATTCGGTTGGTCTGATCCATTGGGCATGTTCGGTTCGCCGGGTGCCTAAGTAAGAAAGGGAGGGGGGTAAAACCTCTTCCCTTTTTTGCTGGATGCAGTACACTTTAGAGGTCTAGGATTTTTACTCGTATCGACTGACCTAGCAGACTTTGTAGAGACGATACGGGGATGTGCTACAACACAGGAGATTTCTCATGGCACGTACCACCTTTTCTGGCCCAGTTGCGTCTGACAACGGGTTTATCGGTGCTTTTGCAGGCACCTTGGCTATTACCGAGTCCGGTAACACAATCACCACCACAAACGCTGCAACTTCTGGCACTTATCAGCCGCTGATTGTTTCTACGACTATGTCTGGCGCTGGCGCTGACGGTGGTCGGGCTAAGTTTGACATGACCACTAACGTGGCTCTGGGTTCGTTTTCTAACGCCCTGAAAGCCGAAGTTACTTACGGTGCTTCTGGTCGCACGACTGGTCTGGGTTCGGCCTTTGTTGCTGAAATGACCCTTTCTGCTGGCACTTCTGCTGGTACTTATGCTCCTGTTGAGATCGAACTGAACCTCGGCAGCGGAGCCTCCACAGGAACCGTTACCTCGCTGATGTACGCTTCGGTTAACGGCGACGGTAAGGCCACGATGGATACCAATGGCTATCTGTTGAATCTGGCTGGTGTAACTGTTGCTGGGGCCAAATTGGCTGCTACTGGCACGATCACCAACGTCAACGAGATCACCCACGGTCTGCGAGTAAAGATTGCTGGTAGCGACTACTACCTGCTGGCTGCTACTGCTGCTAACTTCAACGCCTAATGGCTACGTTAGACAAAGACTACCTGTTGGGTTTAAGGAATCAGGCACTTGAGCAACGGCAAAAGTATCTGGACCTTATCCAACAGGCTAATGGAGCAATAGCAATGGTAGATGTTTTGTTGACCGAATTAGATCGACAAGACCTACCTGACACAGGAAAGGAAAGTTAATGGCTACTATGCAATATGACGTACTAGCGTCACAGCCGCTGACATCAACCGGCAATTTTTTAGACCAAAACGGGTTCGCTATTGGGCGTGCTCGTGTTAAATCTATTTATGCGGTCAACGGTAACAGTGCGGGTTCTGTCGTTATCCGTAACGGTTCGACTGGCAAAGTCTTGATGACCGTTAATACGGCTGCAAGCAGCACTGCTGGCTACACCATCATCCCAATCCCCGGTGAAGGCATCCTTGCGGACAACGCTCTGCATGGCACCGTGACCGACACCACCTCGATTACTCTGATTTATGGGTGATCGACATGGCTACCAAACCAGTTTCTAAGAAAGCGATGCCGTGCAATAAGCCACGGTCTACGCCTACGCACCCTAAAAAATCCCACATCGTAAAGGCGTGTGAAGGGGGCAAAGAGAAAGTCATTCGGTTTGGTCAGCAGGGTAAAAAAGTTGGCACTGTGTCTGGCACGGCAGGCAAGCCCAAAGCGGGTGAGTCTGATCGCATGAAGGCAAAGCGCAAATCGTTTAAAGCACGTCACGGAGCAAACATTGCCAAGGGCAAGATGAGCGCGGCGTATTGGGCAGATAAGGTGAAGTGGTAATGGAAATGATGATATGGAACATCATTCTTACCTCGATTGTTGGCATTATGGCCTTCCTACTCAAGGGTAAGTTTGATGAATTGGACCGCCTCGGTATCTTGCTCAACAAGACCCGAGAGGAAGTTGCTCGTGACCACATCACTCGTGCTGAAGTGCACCGTGATATGGAAAAAATTATGGAACGCTTTGATGCGGGAATCTCTCGACTTGAAGCGAAGATCGACGATCTACGTAAAGAAAAAAAGGCTTAAACATGGCTGACGAGAACCGCATGCAATACCGTAAGCCTACGGATAAAGAAAAGGCAAAACTGGAAAAGTCCCGCGAGATGATGCAACGTGGCATTCAAGGCGAAAAAGACTTTCTTTCTAAAATTTCAACCACAATGGCTAAGTCTGCTCGTGACGAGCAAAAAGAAGCCAAACGTCTCCGCGAATCTGTACCTGAGTCTGCTCGTAACTACGAGGCGCTCGAAGGTATGAAGAAGGGCGGTAAGGTCAAGAAAATGGCTGCTGGCGGTTCCGCTTCTAAACGTGCTGATGGTTGTGCAGTGCGCGGCAAAACTCGTGGAAGGATGGTGTGAGATGAAAGGCAAAGACCTACTAGGTTCGATTTCTCCTGTTTATGGCATGGCTACTGGACGCGGTGCGTTTGGGAAACTGACCGACAGCATGGGTTACGGTATGGGCGTTATTCCCGGCATGTTGGCTGACAACCGCAAGCGAAAAAAAGATGGCACTCCTATGACCCCGGTTGAAGAGGCTACGGCTGCTGCAAAACCCGCGATGCGTAAGGGGGGCAAAGTTAAAAAAATGGCCTCCGGCGGTTCCGCTTCTAAACGTGCTGACGGCATAGCCCAACGAGGTAAGACCCGTGGAAAGATGTGCTGATGTACTTGACGAGCAACATTCCGTATTTCAAATGCTGGGTGAGGAAAGAGTTCACTAATGGACACCAGAATTATCACGGAGAGTATGTGCATGCGTTGGCAGTGGCTGTCACGACTATTCCTGATCGGTGCCTTAGTTTCCAAGTCATTTTTACGGGGTGCGAAGCAGACGATGGGAGTCAACCCAACGTTCATGGCGGTGCGATGTGGGCAAGGATGCCGATTACCGCTTTGGTTGGGGACATACCGCTTGAGCAATGGCCTGAACGTATGCAAACCCATTTGGCGCAGCCTTGGGACTGTAGTTCGTACAACCACGGTATTGTTAAGTTTCAAAGAGCGCAGCCGTCCCCTTGGCTGTGCAAAATTAACAATGAGTTTCACACGGGGCGGTATTTGTTCACAGTAGATTATGCTGAGAGTGAGGTTGCAGAAGACCCATCGCAGCATAAACAAAGTCATGTGTTGATGTTGACAGATGCAGGAAAATGGACAGGGAATATAGTGGCGTTACCTAACAATCGAGTGCGAGTTACCAGCCCAGCCTACTGGGTAACTGGAGAAGGAGCGCCCGATTTTAGACCTAGCCAATGGATTCATTGTGCGGAGCAAGACGATTCGTACATGGACCCGGAGGTAACCTTCAACAACTTGTACAAGGAGTAGTGAAAATGATGAAAGCAAAAATGGCTGCTGGTGGCGGCATGATGAAAAAAGGCTATGCGGCTGGTGGCATGATGAAAAAAGGCTATGCGGCTGGTGGCATGCCCATGACCATGAAAGATGGCAAGAAAGTCCCAACGTTTGCGGCGGATGGCAAAGGCGCAATGGCTAAAGGCGGTGCAGCCAAGGCCAAAGCCAAAATGATGGCTGGCGGTGGTATGGCAAAGTCCAAAATGGCTTCAAGCATGGGTAAAGTTCCAACTGGCAAACCAGCAATGGGAAGCGCATCAAAGCGTGCCGATGGTATTGCTATGAAAGGCAAGACCCGTGGCATGGAAGTGAAGATGGCTAAGGGCGGGAAGTCCTAACATGATGCCGAGCCGGGGCATGGGGGCAGTACGCCCCTCAAAGATGCCGAAAGCCAAGACCATCAAACGGAAAGACAATCCGGATGAGGTCACCATGTACGCCGAAGGCGGCAAGGTTAAGTCTCGTGTCAACGAGGCAGGCAACTACACAAAACCCGGCATGCGCAAGCAGTTGTTCGAGCAGGTTAAGGCTGGAGGTAAGGGGGGTGCTCCGGGTCAGTGGAGTGCGAGAAAAGCACAGATGCTGGCTACGAAGTACAAGAAGGCTGGCGGGGGGTACAAGTGAGTGGACTCTCCAAAAGCCAAAAAAGTCTCAAAGCGTGGACCAAACAAGAGTGGCGAACCAAAAGCGGTAAGCCCTCGACGCAAGGTCCAAACGCCACGGGCGAACGCTACCTCCCGAAAAAAGCAATCAAGTCCCTCAGTTCTGCCGAGTACGCCGCAACAACCCGAGCCAAACGAGCAGGTAAAGCCCAAGGCAAACAGTTTGTGGCTCAACCTAAAAGCGTGGCTAAAAAGGTTGCCCCACATAGGAAAGTAGGCAAATGACAACGTCTGGTACCAACTCTTTTAATCTCGACCTCAATAGCCTTGTTGAAGAGGCGTTTGAGCGGTGCGGGCTTGAGTTGCGTTCTGGCTATGACATGCGCACGGCACGCCGTTCGCTCAATTTGCTAACAATTGAGTGGGCTAACCGAGGCATCAACCTGTGGACTATTGAGCAGGGTCAGATTGCTATGACGCAGGGAACGATTACGTACTCCCTGCCCGTGGACACAATCGACCTTCTTGACCATGTCATCCGGACCCAGACTGGGGTGCAACAGACAGACATCAACATTAGTCGCATCAGCGTAGATACCTACTCTACTATCCCTAATAAGAACGCTCAAGGGCGTCCTATTCAGGTGTGGATCAATCGCCAGTCTGGTGCAACATATCCAATTAACGGCAACCAGCCAAACACGACAAATCCAATTACTGGGGTTAACCCGCCCAACATCAACGTCTGGCCTGCGCCTGACCAAGATAACTTCTACACCTTTGTGTATTGGCGGCTGCGCCGTATTCAAGATGCTGGGACTGGGTTAAGTACTCAAGACATCCCTTTTCGTATGTTGCCCTGCTTAGTGGCGGGGCTGGCGTACTACCTCGCAATGAAACTCCCTGATGCTCTGCCGCGCCTAGAGATGTTAAAAATGGCTTACGAAGAGCAATGGGCTTTGGCGTCGAGTGAAGACCGCGAAAAAGCGTCTTTGCGGATTGCGCCACGGCAGATGTTTTATTGAGGTAAAACATGCCTACTAAGTTTGCTTCTGGTAAAAAAGCGATTGCGGAGTGTGACCGCTGTGGTTTTCGCTACAAACTGAAAGAATTGCGCGAACTGGTCATCAAGACCAAGAACGTTAATCTGTTGGTATGCCCGACTTGTTGGGAGCCTGACCAACCTCAGTTGCAACTTGGTATGTATCCAGTTGATGACCCACAAGCGTTGCGCAATCCTCGACGCGACAACTCGTACATTCAAGCGGGCTTGACCGGATTGCAGATTGATTCGGGCAGTGGACCGCTAGGTTCTGGCGATCCTTCTGGTGGTAGTCGTATCATCCAGTGGGGTTGGGCACCAGTAGGTGGAAGTAGGGCCAATGACGATGGGCTAACCCCCAATAATTTGGCATTAGGTATTACACTGGGTACTGTGACAGTCGCAACAACTTAGGAGTGAATCATGAAACACGAAGACGTAAAAATGGACAAGGCAACGATCAAAAAAGCCGTCCATAAGCACGAAAAAGAGAAGCACCCCGGCAAGCCTCTGACCAAGTTGGCTAAGGGTGGTAAGACGAATATGCAGATGAAGACTCTGGGGCGTGGCTTGGCTAAAGTCGCTAACCAGATGAAGTCGTCTCGGGGGCGTTGATATGAAAACCAAGGCTATCCCAATGCACAGCAACCCTGTTAAACAAATTCCGATTGTTCCAAACAACAACGGATACCCTAACAACGTGCCCAACACGCAGACTGTAAAGACTCGTGGCACTGGTGCTGCAACTAAGGGTACTAACTCTAGCAAAAAACTTGCATGAACTACACTGAACTTACTGCCGCAATCAAGGCTTATTCGGAGAATGACTTCCCCCAAGCGGTGGGAGCGGGTGGGCTTACGTCTGCCCAACAGATTGCGCGGTTCGTTCAGCAGGCCGAACAGAGGATTTACAACTCTATTCAGTTTCCTGCTCTACGCAAAAACGTGACCGGTGCTGCGACTAGCGGCAACAAGTATTTGGGGGCACCTGTTGACTGGCTGGCGACGTATTCGCTGGCTAGGATTAACACTGATGGCAGTTATGAGTATTTGCTGAACAAGGACGTAAACTTCATTCGTGAAGCGTTTCCTTATCCTGCTACGTCAGGAGCACCAACTCACTACGCTATTTTTGATGAAAACACTTTCATCTTAGGGCCGACGCCTGATGCTTCGTACAGCATGGAGTTGCACTACTTTTACTACCCTGAGTCGATTACTACTGCCGGGACTACTTGGTTGGGCAACAACTTTGATTCGTTGTTGCTTTACGGCTCCTTACTGGAAGCCGCAGCCTATATGAAGTCTGACGCCGACGTGGTCAAAAACTATTCTGATCGGTATAACGAAGCCTTTACAATGGCTAAACAACTTGGTGATGGCAAAGATCGTCAAGATGCTTATCGTTCTGGTCAAGTTAGGTATCCGGTGAAATAAATGGCGTTCCAAGGAAACTTTACCTGCAATTCGTTCAAGGAAGCCTTGTTCAAAGGCGACGTGGACTTTTTGGTGGATACCATCAAAATCGCCTTGTACACCAACTCAGCAACGCTGAATGCGTCTACCACGGGGTATACCACCTCGGGGGAAGTTACGGCTTCTGGCTACACGGCTGGCGGCAACACCCTTGTTCCGACGGTAACGTTAGGTTCTGATGGGACGGCGTATGTTGACTTTGCGGACTCTAGTTGGAATGCGGCCCTTACAGCACGTGGGGCATTGATCTACAAGAATGGCGGCACTGCCATTTGTGTGTTGGACTTCGGTTCAGACAAAACGTCAACGTCAGTTTTCACTGTTGTGTTCCCTGCAAACAGTGCGGATTCGGCGCTTATCAGGTTGAACTAAGGGGAAAGAATGAGCACAGCATTAACAGGCATCATAGGCAAAGCCCCAGTAGTGACGGTTTCTAACAATCGTCCGTTGGAAAAAGACCTCTACAAAATGATGTGGGAACGTCCTGAGTACCGACATGTGGCTCCGGGTGAAGGTGCGGCATTTGAGTTTATGGAGCAAGCCAAACCTCCTCGTGGTGCATCTGTTATTGACCTTGGCTGCGGTACAGGCCGAGGCGCACTTAACCTTGCGTTTTTTGGTGGTCTTGATGTCACGATGGTGGACTTCGCAGATAACTGCTTGGACCCCGACATTCGCCCAATGTTAGAAACCCAAAGCCATGCGTTGCGGTTCAAAGAGCATGACTTGTCACAACCGCTTGGGTTTAAAGCCGCCTACGGCTTCTGCACCGATGTGCTAGAGCACATTCGACCTCATCACGTAGATCGTGTTTTGGATAACTGCTTAGAGGCATGCCAGCACGTTTTCTTCCAGATTTCGACCCAAGACGACGAGATGGGTAAGTTGCTCGGGCACAAACTGCATTTGAGTGTTCACCCCTATGAGTGGTGGCTCAAAAAGTTTAATGACCGCAAGTGTCTGATTCATTGGTCTAAAGAGGCTGACGGGTACGCTTACTTCTATGTGTCTGCTTGGATGTCCGGCAAAGACTTTGTTGACCGTGGAACGCTCAACACGGCGGAAGAAAAGATCAAGGAAAACGTCAAACACAACGTTACTTTGGGCTTTCAGCAAGTTCAGCCCCATCCGACTAACGACGTAGAAGTAATGATCGTGGGTGGTGGGCCTTCTTTGGCTAACAGTATTGATGAGATTCGTAGACTGCGTGCGGATGGGGTCAAACTCATCACCATCAACAACGCTTACAAATACTGTCTGGACCACGGCATCACGCCTTCTGCAATGGTCATGGTTGATGCTCGGGAGTTCAACAACCGGTTTGTTGATCCAATTGTTCCTGAGTGTAAATACTTTATTGCTTCGCAGTGTGACCCAAGTGTCTTTGCTAAGTTGCCCAAAGAGCAGACTTACATCTGGCATACCAGCGCAGAAATTATCAATGAGATACTAGCGAATCAGTATGAGCGTTGGTATCCTGTACCCGGTGGTTCGACTGTTTTGCTGCGAACCATCCCGCTCTTTAGAATGTTAGGTTTTAAACGCTTTCACGTTTTTGGCTGCGACTCTTGCTTGGATGGAGATAAACATCACGCCTACGAGCAAAAAGAAAACGACGGTCAACCGATAGTTCCGGTAAACGTTGGCGGCAAAATTTTCCAGTGTCACCCTTGGATGGTGTCACAGGCGCAAGAGTTCATCGACTTGATCGGGATGTTGGGTGACGAGATCGAGTTAGATGTTCGTGGCGGGTTACTTCGTCATATTTTGGAAACTGGCGCGTCATGCGCGGATTTAAAGGAGATTTAAAATGGCTGCATCTGCGTGGCAACTTTACAACCAAGCCAAAAAGTACATCGGTAACGGTACGATTACTCTAGGCGCGGGCGTATTTAAAATGGTTCTAACCCGTTCGGCTAGTAACACCTCGACGTTTACCCTAAGTACTTATGCTTCGATCACCAATGAGATCTCGGCTACAGGCGGGTATGTGACGGGTGGTAAGAACCTTGTTCCGGCAACGGGGCAGTGGACGGTTGGTGCTTCGGCTAAACAACAGAAATTTACCTACTCTACTATCGGTCTGACTTTTACGGCTTCTGGCGCTCCTCTCACTAACGTGAAGTACGCTGTGATTCGTAATTCAACTGGTGCTGGCGCGGGCAAACTTCTGTGCTTCTGCCGACTGTCGTCTTCACAGTTCACTGTGACTTCTCCCAATACTTTGACGATCCTGCCTGCTGCTACTGGCGTGTTCACTCTTACTTAATAGGTGAACCGTGGCTAGTGGTTGGGGTACAGGCGCTTGGGGCGGAGGCGAATGGGGCCTCGGCGGAGCCATTACTCCGGGCACTGGTGCCATTGGCATTGGTCAAGGGTGGGGTCTAGGTGGTTGGGGTGAACAAACTTGGGGTGGTTTAACCGCTCCAATTGTCGTTGATGAAACGGTAATCACTCCAGCGACAGGATCGTTAACTGTACAAGGTGTAGCACCTGAACTTTCTTTCCAAGAGTTCATTACACCGGCTACAGGTGCGGTAAACATTGTTGGTGGTGCGCCAGCAGCAGTAATAGGTACGATTGTTACGCCAAGTGGCGGTGCAGTACTTGTTGGCTCGGCCCCAGCAATAGTTGTATCTGGGACGATTATTGAAACTCAAGCCGGTGCGGTTGTCACCCAAGGCATAGCGCCAGAAGTCAGACTCGACTTCTTTATCACCCCGGCGGTGGGTTCAGTATCTGTTAACGGTACAGCCCCTATAATCATTAGGGAACATGTAGCAATACCTAATGCAGGTGTCGTGACCGTAACGGGTCATGCGCCAACATTAGTGCGGGAGACGGTGGTAACGCCGTCCGGTGGTGCGGTGCTTATTGGGTCTGCACCAAGTGTTGTGGTTGGCGGTACGGTTATCACGCCTGATGTAGGCGCAGCCGTATTAACTGGTGTTGCACCAGTAGCAGTATCCGGAACAGTGATTGTTCCGCCGACGGGAAGCATTGATGTTGTTGGGTACCCGGTAACGGTATTTAGAAACATTGACATATTCCCAGTAGCAGGAGCGGTGACAATAGCCGCAAACGAGCCTGTCATTGTGCAGGATACTCGTATTACCCCTGCTGTTGGAGCAGTAACGGCGACAGGAGCCGCGCCCACGGTGCTAGATGGAAGGGTTGCATTCCCATCCACGGCGTCGTTAAGTCTTGTAGGAGGAACCCCGGTTGTTTCGCAGTCTCGGGTGATTACTCCTCCGAGAGGGCAACTAACTTTGGTAGGTGGCACGGTAACCATTCAAAATCCGAATTGGATACCGATCAACGATGGACAAACACCGGGGTGGAGTGTTATAAACGATAACCAAACCCCGAATTGGGTCGCAGTTGCGGCATAGGAGTATTAAATGACGATCAATCGTACAACCCTTTTGGACCTTCCTCTTCCAGTCACGGGGACTGAGTCGGGAGTTTGGGGTGACATTACAAACAACGGTCTGACTCAATACCTCGATATTGCAATTGCAGGCCGAACGGCGCTAACAAGTTCTGACTTTACGGCTGGCGCTCTGACGATTTCTTTGACGGAAGGCGATGCTTCCGCAACTAACATCGCTGCGGGCAGTGCTCAGTACGGCACAATTTACGTCTCTTCTTTGGCGGTTAACTCGACGATTACAGCCCCGGCTTCTAACCGTGCTTATCGAGTGGTCAATGCGGATGCAACCTACACGCTAACGATCAAGGCTTCAGGCCAGACTGGTGTAACTTTCCCAGTAAGCACTTCAGGTGTTGTAGTGTTCAACGGCACAGACTATGTGCTGCTTGGTACTTATGCCCCAGTCTTTAACGTAGACAACCTCAAACTTGATGGCAACACCATCTCGTCAACCAACACCAACGGAAATATCACTCTTGCCCCTAACGGCACAGGTCGTGTCGAAGTATCAGGTACAAGTTCCAACGCAGGTGGTATTAACCTTTACGAAGATACTGACAACGGCACGAACAAGGCACTGCTCACTGCCCCTGCGGCTTTGGGTTCAGACATCACGGTGACCTTGCCGGATATAACTTCAACTCTCGGGTTTAGGAATATCCCGCCGGTAGGAACCAAAACGGGTTCATACACGCTGGCTGTAACTGATGTTGGTGAGTACGTTCAAGTTGGTTCTGGTGGGTCTATCACAATCCCAGACGCTACGTTTGCTGAAGGTGACGCTGTTTCAATCTTCAACAATACTTCTGGCGACATTACAATTACTTGCACGATCACTACGGCTTACATCGCAGGTACGAATACCGATAAAGCAACGGTCACTCTAGCAACTCGGGGTGTAGCAACGGTGTTGTTCATTTCTGGGACCGTCTGCGTCATTACAGGAAATGTGAGTTAAGCCATGACCGGAATCTTCCAGATTCTCCTTGCCGCTAAAGGCGCACCAACTATTACCGCCGACTACCTTGTGGTTGCTGGTGGCGGTGGTGGCGCACGTTCTGGCAATAACACTGGCTCTGGCGGCGGTGGTGCGGGGGGTTACCGGGAATTTTCAGCGCAAAATTTTGTGGTTGGAACCGCATACACCGTTACTGTAGGTGCAGGAGGCAACGGTTCTACAACCGCAAACACCAACGGGGCGCTTGGTAGCAATTCTGTTTTTTCTACTATTACGTCTGCTGGCGGTGGTGGTGGTTTTTCTCAGCAGTCAGGGTCTGCTGCTACTGTAAGCGGTGGTTCTGGCGGCGGCGGAGAAGGATTTACAAACAGTAGCGGTGGTTCTGGTTCCGGTGGATTTGGTTCTGGTAACACTCCCGCAACCTCTCCATCTCAAGGTAATAACGGTGGCACAGGTTCCCAAGGCGTCAACGCTTACGGCGGTGGCGGTGGTGGCGGTGCTGGAGCAGTAGGTAGCAACGGTTCATCAGGCGCGGGCGGTAACGGCGGTAACGGTACTGCTTCTTCTATCACAGGTTCTTCTGTAACCCGCGCAGGTGGTGGTGGTGGCGGTGTTGGAACAACTGGCACTCCGGGTTCTGGTGGTACAGGCGGTGGTGGTAACGCAACTTCTGGTAACGGCAATGCTGGTACGGCTAATACGGGCGGCGGTGGCGGTGGCGGTAGTAACGGCTCAAATGGAACAGGGGGCAATGGCGGCTCCGGTGTTGTCATCATCAAAATTCCGTCTTCTCATTACGCATCATTCTCAAGCGGTGTAACTTCATCTCTCTCGACTTCTGTTGCTGGTTTCAACATCTATTCTGTTACCGCAACTTCGACCACATCTGAGACTGTGACCTTCTTTGAAGGCGCTGGCGTGGACTTTTTGGTGGTTGCCGGAGGCGGTGGTGGTGGTTCTCGTGGTGGTGGTGGTGGTGGTGCTGGTGGATACCGAACTTCTGCCGGAACTTCTGGCGGGGGTGCTTCTGCGGAGTCTAAACCATCCATTGCTTTTGGCGTTGCGTACACCGTAACGGTCGGCGGAGGTGGAAGCGGCGGAGCAAGAGACACTAATGGAACTCGCGGTTCAAGTTCTGTTTTTGCGACAGTCACATCAACCGGCGGTGGTCAAGGCGGTAGTGCAATTCCTGTTCCAACTCAAATTTCCGGTGGTTCTGGCGGTGGCGGGAGTAATGCACAAACCGGTGGCGATCCTACTACTGGACAGGGTTATGCTGGCGGTAATTCTAACCTTACTTCTTTTGATGGCGCTGGCGGCGGCGGTGCAAGTGCAGTAGGTGGAAACGCATCGACTGCGGGGTCAGGCGCTGGTGGTGGAAATGGTGGAAATGGTGTTGCTTCTACGATCACTGGCTCTAGCGTTACTCGCGCAGGTGGTGGTGGCGGTGGATCATTTAACAGCGGGAACCAAGGTTCTGGCGGTTCTGGTGGCGGAGGCAATGCCAGCAACACTGCGCCTTCCGCTGGTTCTGTAAATACTGGTGGCGGTGGTGGCGGTTGCGGAAACTCTGCAAATACAAATACTACTCCAACAGGTGCTTCCGGCGGCTCTGGCATTGTCATCATTAGAGTGCCTGACAATGTTGGCGCAGTATTCTCCAGCGGCGTGACATCAAGCCTGTCCACATCTGGCGGGTTCAATATCTACTCTGTTACTGCGACAAGCACGACCAGTGAGACTGTGACATTTCAACTCAACTTTACCGCTGACTTCCTTGTCATTGCTGGTGGTGGTGGAGGGGGTAACTCATCAATCGGTAACTATAACGGAACAGGTGGAGGCGCTGGTGGTTATCGTACTTCTGCTGGGACATCAGGGGGTGGCGCATCTGCTGAAACCGCTTTGTCATTGCGTGTTGGAACCGCATATACCGTAACGGTTGGTGCTGGTGGAAATGCAGGTGGCCCCGGCTCAAACGGATCAAACTCTGTTCTCGCTACAATTACATCAACCGGCGGAGGTCGTGGTGCGTCAGGTGGTAATGGTGTTCAAGGTGGTACAGGCGGTTCTGGAGGTGGATCGACTGGGCCATTTACTCCCGGCACTACAGCGGGGGGTTTAGGAACCGCAAATCAAGGTTTTAATGGTGGAACGGCTACTCAATATAGCGGAACTGGCGGGGGTGGTGCAGGCTCTGCCGCTAACCCTCCTTCTCCTTCAGATGGAAGTCCCGGTAATGGAGTAGCCTCCACAATTACAGGGTCTAGTGTTACTAGAGGTGGCGGCGGAGGTGGCGGTGGTAGCGCAGGTGGCACAGGCGGCGGTGGCAATGGCGCTGATATTAGCGGAACAAGTCCCACAACTGCTGGAGCAGTTAATACAGGCGGGGGTGGCGGTGGCGGGTCAAATCCAACAACTGCTGCTTCAAACGGCGGCTCTGGTGTAGTCATCATCAAGATTCCAGAAGCCCGTACCGCAACCTTCTCTGGCGGTGTAACACAATCCTCCACAACATCTGGCGGCTACAAGATTTACACCGTGACCGCTACATCGACAACCAGCGAGACTGTAACTTTTAGTTAAGGAGAAACGAATGGCTCACTTTGCCAAACTTGATGGAAACAACGTCGTAATCTTTGTCACGGCGGGTCGTGATGAGGATGACGGCAAAGAAGCGCAACTCAATGCTCGGACGGGGGATGTTTACAAGCAGACTTCGTACAACACTCGTGGCGGCGTTCACTACAACCCTGAAACTGGCGAGCCTAGCGCGGACCAAAGCAAAGCACTTCGCAAGAACTATGCGGGTCTGGGTTACATCTACGATGCGGGTCGGGATGCGTTTATTCCTCCCCAACCCTATGCGTCGTGGTTGCTCAATGAAACCACTTGCTTGTGGGATTCGCCAGTGCCTTATCCAACTGATGTTGGTACGGAAGAAAACCCCAAGCGTTATTCGTGGGATGAAGCCACGACTTCGTGGGTCGAGCAGGAAGAGGTGGCTGCGTGAAACTCATCAAACTAACCAACGCTGCTAAGGGTCGTATCGGAGAAGGGCTTATCCTCAACACCGATTTGATGATTTCTTTCTTTGAGCATACGCAAGAAGACGGAACAAAAGTCACTGCGGCTTTTGGTATGAACGGCAATTCGTGGGAAGTCTCTGAGACCATCGACGAAATTGCGGAGCAAATAAATGGCTGAAAAATGGATTCAGAAAGCCATTAAAAAACCCGGTGCCCTAAAGAAGGCACTGGGTGTTGCCAAAGACAAGCCTATTCCAGCCAAAAAACTGGCTAAGGCTGCTAAAGCCCCCGGCAAGTTGGGGCAACGTGCGCGACTAGCGCAGACGCTCAAAGGGATGAAAAAATGATCTTCAAAGACAAAGACCTACACAAAGAGCACCTTCTTGTAGACGCTGAGATGAAGCGTCTGGAGGCGGCTTCACCCGCCAAAGAAGTGGCAGGCAAGTCCATCGGTAAATGGGGACTGCTGTGCATCACAGTCATTGTGATGATCGGTGTAGGTGCAAGTCTTGTCCTTGAAGAATCCAAGATTGCCGCTGTGATTGGTCTGGTCTCCGCTGCTTTGACGGCGTTGATTGCCATGCTCAACGGCATTGCTGGTGCAAGCCCCAAGCAAGAAAAGCCTGAGTTTGAGGTGATGAAGCAGTTGATCGAACGTCTTGACCGCATGGCAGACAGAGACCCCATGCACGTTCACGTTGATGGAGAGAAAGTCACCGTTAAGAAGGGTGATAGCGAAATGACTTCTGGGAGATAAAAAATGGACTGGCTCAAACAGATTGCCCCGACAGTTGCTACAGCCCTTGGTGGCCCACTAGCAGGAATGGCAGTGTCTGCCATCTCCAAGGCCATCGGCGTTGATCCTGACAAGG